TCAAACTACTGAGTTTGCTTACAACGATAGCAACACTCCAGTGATGTTAAATATTTTTTTAGAAATGATAGCTAAAAAAACTGTAACGTTAGAACAGTTAAATAATATTAAAGTTAAAGAGTATGAACCAGAGCCGGATTGGAAACATTATCCTCCTTGTGTTCAGAAAATGATTTCAGAAAAATGGGAAGGTAACCATAGAAATGATTTGTTATTTAATGTTGGTGTTTTAGAATTAAAAAAATCTGAAGATAGCTTAACTTTAAAAGAGCTGCAAACTATTTTACAAAAAAGAAACCATGAAATATTTACAACTCCTTTGGATATTCCAGAAGTTGATTCTATCGCTAAGTCTGTATCTAAAAAGGATTATGCTTATAAGTGTCCCCCTAAAACAAATGCTATTGCACCACTATGTAATAAGGATTTATGTAAATTAAGAAAGCTTGGTATTGGTTCTCAAGTTCCAGATATGATTGATGACTTTGAGGATGTAGAGTTTATTAGATCTACTAAATCAATTGAATATACATTTAAGTTTCAAGGTGAGAAAATAATAATTAATCCAGAAGACATGAAAGATGAAAAATCTTTTAGGGTTAAGTTACTTAGATATGGAATCTATTGGATGACACTACCTAGACCTAAGTCGGGTCCTTCTCCTTTTGAAATGCTTATGGCTACCTTAGTTAGAAAAGCTGTTGAGAAAGAAAGCATGAAGTTTGAAGATACACTTGGTGAAGAAAAATATAATTTTCTTAAAAAATTCTTTGAGTCTCACATTGAGGAAGATGACTTCGAGAAGCTGCAGGATAATTATGTTATACTAGACTCAACAACAAACATTTGTTATTTCAAAAAAATTACTTTTGAAAAATTCTTAGGTAATGACAAAACATTTAAGAGTGCTAGTGAAGCATTAAATCTACTTAATTGTGACAGACTTGATTACCATGAGGGTGTTAAGAATGTATGGTCAGTTAGAATGCCTAAGTTTGTAGACTATAAAGTTGTAGAGAAAAAAGAAACTAAGAAAACTGTATCGGAGATGGATGACGAATTCCACACAGGAAAGTTTAGAACTTAAAATACTCAAAGATCTTTACCATAAAACAGTGAAGATCTTTGGCCCACCAGGTACAGGTAAGACATACACTTTAATTGAAAAGGTTCTTAAAAATTATTTAAGAAAAGGTATTCAACCAAGTGATATAGCTTATTTATCTTTTACGAACAAAGCAGTAAACACTGCAGTCAAAAGAGCCATGGAGTCTTTTCCAAATTATACTGTGGATGATTTCTCCAGGTTTAAAACGTTACATACTTATTGCAGAAGATATTTTCCAGAAGAAGTATTTGATCCTAAAGATTGTACAATTGATTTTGCATTACAAACTAAAGTAATAAAAACTTCAGACAAAAGATTAGCTGATGATAACTTCATGTATAAAGATTGGTCCTTAGGAGTTTATAGTAAAGCTAGAAACTTATTAATAGATCCAGAAGAAGCATACAAAATGGAAAGCTATAAAAGAGATTCACTCACAGTATTTAAAAGAAAGATTGATACCTATGAGCATTATAAGACTGGTGGAGGAGAGAGATCTTTCATAGACTTTGATGATATGATTCAAAGAGCTATAACAGAAGTAGATTTCCCACCACTTAAAGTTTTGATATTAGATGAAGCACAAGACTGTACACCATTGCAATGGTCAGTGTTATATAAGATGGCACCTAAAGTAGATCGTATATATTTAGCAGGAGATGATGACCAAGCTATATATAAATGGAATGGAGCTGATCCAAAATATTTTACAAAGTTTTTTCCAGGACGAAAAGTTAAGTTAAGAAAGACTCAAAGATTTGGTGAGGCCATACATAAGTTCTCACAAGTTATTAGAAGAGGTATAAGAGACAGTGAAGAAAAAGATTATCAACCTGGTAACTCTAAAGGATATGTTAAGAGTTACTTATCATTTAAAGAAATACCTTTCGAAGCATTAAAAGAAGATTGGTATATCTTAGGTCGTATCAATGAAACTGTAAATGAACTTAGGATGTTAGCTAAGGATGCAGGTTTATATTACAAAGATAATAAGGGCACAAAATGTTTTGATCAAAAACAATGGGAGGCTATTAAAGCTTGGACTACTATCAGTATGAATAAAAAGATTGATAAGAAGGCAGCTCGTAATATGTATAAATATATTAGAGAGTTAGAAGATCCTGCATATAGATTAGATAAGTTCTGGAGAGCTGAACCAGATTTAAGAGAGTATGATTTTGAAACTTTAAAAGAATGGTGTGGCTTAACACTAGAAGATAAACAAAAAAATAAACCTTGGTTCTGGATATTAAGAAGAAACTTTAAACCAAGACAAGTTAGACATTTTATAAGATTGTTAAGAAGGTATGGTCAAAAGGAATTAAACTTAGATCCATTAATTACAATTGATACAATTCATTCTGTTAAAGGTGGTGAAGCGAATCATGTAGTGCTTTACAGTAAAGGTAATTACCCATCTGATTATAGTAATAAAAATAAACAAGAGAAAAGTGATGAATGTAAGGTCTGGTATACCGGTGCAACAAGAGCAAGAAAAACTTTACATTTATTAAGAACAGACTATAAGTTTAACTACCCTATAGGGTCAGATTATTTAATTTATGTCCAGGAGAAAAATGACAAATAAATCTATGTTAGACGAGGCTTTCCCTCAAGATAAACAAATTGGAGGATCTCACTACCAACACTATTTAATTCAACCTTATGAATTTATTTCTAAGAATGAGCTCACATTTTTTCAAGGCAACGTTATCAAGTATGTAATGAGATATGCTTATAAAAATGGTATTGAAGATCTTGAGAAGATTAAACATTATTGTGATCTAGAAATTAAAAAGATGAAAGATGCAAAAGAAAAGAAATAATAAAGCGATCTTAGAGATCTTAACTAAAATAAAAGAAAACCATTATCAATGGTGTTTAGATAATGGTAGAGATGTTAGTTGGTATAAAGAATTAAAAGATGACAAATAAAATTAAATGTTCAAAATGTGAAAAAGATGCAGTTATTATTGAGAATAAAATTTATTATTGTGGTTCATGTGCTGTTAAACAATTTATTAAAAAGGTACACAAAAGATTTGTAAATGAGAACAATTAGAAACTACGTGTTAGTAACACAAACTAAAAAAGCTATTCGTATAAAATTAGAGAATGGTTATTGTATATGGTTACCTAAATCTGTAATTCATAATGCAAGTAAAGATCGTATTTTAGTAGATGCAGGTATTTATCAAAACAATTTAAATGAAGCTATTTTAGATAAAAAAAATAAAGAACTTAAATTTTTAAGATCACTCAAAACAAACAAAAGTAAATTATATGAACGGACTACAGCTTACCCTAACGTTTAAGAAATCGATGTGGAATACTCCATCGGAGTTTAAAGATCTATCAGGGGCAACTGAAATTGCAATTGACTTAGAGACTAGAGACGATGGTATTAATGAAAAGCTTGGAGCTGGTTGGGCTTTAGGTAAAGGAGAGATTGTAGGTTTTGCAGTAGCCGTTGATGGTTGGCAAGGATACTTTCCGTTTGGACATTTAGGGGGTGGTAATTTAATACCTGAACAAGTAAAAAAATATATGAAGGATGTGTGTGCACTTCCTTGTGCTAAAGTATTTCATAATGCTCAGTATGATGTAGGTTGGTTAGAAGCATCAGGAATCACGGTCAACGGACCAATCATAGATACAATGATAGCCGCAGCATTAATAGATGAAAATAGATTTCAATATAATTTAAATAGTTTGTCAGTAGATTATTTAGGTGAGATAAAAGCAGAAACAGAATTAAGAGAAGCAGCCGCAGCACATGGTATAGATCCTAAAGCAGAGATGTGGAAGTTACCTGCAGAACATGTTGGTTATTATGCAGAACAAGATGCAGTGCTTACATTAAAGTTATGGCAGAGATTTAAACAAGAGATAAGAACACAAAGTCTAGAAACAGTTTGGGATCTTGAGCAGCAACTAATTCCGGTGTTGATAAAAATGCGTCAACGAGGTGTGAGAGTCCAAGTGGAATCAGCTGAAAAATTAAAAAAAGAAATGATGACCCAAGAAAAAGAAATACTACAGGCCATAAAAAAAGAATCAGGAACAGAAGTAGACATTTGGGCGCCACGCCATATTGCCAAAGCTTTCGACAAAATGAAGTTAGATTATCCAAGAACTGAAAAAACAAGCGAACCTTCCTTTACACAAAATTGGTTGATAAATAATAAGAACAAAATAGCACAACTTATTGTGAGTGCAAGAGAGATCAATAAATTTCATAGCACATTTTTATCTTCTATCCTGAGGTACCAAGTCAAAGGTAGAATTCATGGAGAGATACAACAACTTAGATCTGATTTAGGTGGTACAGTATCTGGAAGATTATCGATGAGTAACCCTAATTTACAACAAGTGCCAGCCAGAAACAAAGATCTAGGTCCTAAGATAAGGTCTCTATTTATACCAGAAGAGGGATATCAATGGGGTTCATTTGACTACTCGCAACAAGAACCACGAATGACGGTTCACTATGCAGCTTCAATTGGAGACAATGGTTATGATGGTGCACAAGAATTAGTAGAGGCATATAAGAATGATGATGCAGACTTTCATCAAACGGTTGCAGACCTTGTTGGTATCGAAAGAACTCAAGCTAAAACAATTGGACTCGGTATTATGTATGGAATGGGTAAAAATAAATTAGCATTATCTTTAGGGGTAACTAAGGATGAAGCAGATCAATTGATTGTAAAATATAATAAGAAGGTTCCGTTTATCAAACAATTATCAGATAGATGTAAAATGGCAGCGGATGAAAAAGGAATTATCAGAACTAAAAAAGGTAGAAAGTGTAGATTTGATAAGTGGGAGACAAGAGACTTTGGACTTCACCAGGCAGAAAAATTTGAAGATGCAGTTGCTAAGTATGGTAGAAATAATATTAAGAGAGCCTTTACTTACAAAGCTTTGAATAGATTAATTCAAGGATCTTCAGCTGATCAAACTAAACAATCGATGTTAGATTGTTACAATGCAGGTCACTTACCTATGTTACAGATACATGATGAACTTTGTTTTAATATAAAAGATCAAAAGCATGCAGATAGTATAAAAAATATAATGGAAAAGTCTATAGATTTTAAAGTTAAATCTGTAGTAGATGTAGGACTTGGAAAGAGTTGGGGTGATGCAAAGTAGAAACATGCCACACAACAACAACGATCTTATAGCTTATGCTGCAGGATTGTTTGATGGTGAGGGTAATATTAATTACGCACAATACAAATGTAATAAACCAAACGGTAAAACTTATCTTAAATGGAATGTTGCAATGGAAATCGCAATGACTGATTTAATGTGTATTAAAAATTTTTATGATATTGTTGGAGTTGGAAGTATTCACTTTAAACCTATTAGTAAAAAATCTTTAGGTAAACAAGATCAATGGAGATGGAGATGCTCTCATCAAAAAGCATTGCATTTAGCAAAATTATTTCTGCCATACAGTACAGTTAAAAGACCTAAGCTATTGAAAATTATAAATCACTATGAGTTTGTTAAGCCGAAAGAAACCCTAGGAAAAAAGTTTGATTTTTAAATATTTAAAATTTAACTTGTTGCAGCTAAATTTTCTTGAACGTCTTGATGCTTCAATTGATTTCTAAGAGATTTTATTTCACTCTCAGTTGTCAACATCTCAGTAGTACAACCACCATGAGTCATTAAACTAGCAGTCCATTCGTTCTCTTTGTGTTGAAGCTTTTTAATCAGTTCAACTTTTTCTTTACTTAACATTATCGATCTCCTCGTATGTTACGTGAAGTCTTTTGTTACCAGTGAAACCATCGTTGATAATTTCAACGGTACCATTCTCCACTTGTTCAGACAACTTGAGTATCGCTTCTTTACTATCACCTGCTTCGACTACTTGGTCTACTTGCAGACCTCCCATGTATGCTTTGATACGATAAGCTGTCATAAGATATTATAAGATATTTCAAAGGTTTGGTCAATATCCAAGCCCTGATTGTCAATAGCATAACAAAATACACTATAAGAGGCCATAGAGCCCCCTATTTCTTCGATTTGACGTTTTTGAGCTGTACCTATAGCCTTAGCCATAGATCTGCATTCTGAAGCATCTGTGAGGTTATCTCTGAGGTATTGTCCACACTTTGTCTCTCCATTTGGATAGTTTAAACAAAATGATGTTAGTAGTATAAATTTTATTAACATTAAGTTTCTAATAATTCTTTACATGTAAATTTTGTATATATTTCATACTTATTAACTTCATCTCTACCCATTTCTTCAAGTAAGTCTACTGATTTTTTGTAGCCATCTATATAACAATCGAATGAGTCTTTGTAAGGAATTTTAAATTCTATAGGAGGCATACAATTATTACCAACTACTGAACAAACATAAATTATTAAAATTATTTTCATTGACTTTTAATTACATCCCATATAATTAAGATACCATATAAAAAACTAAACAACAATAGGAGACAAAATGGCAATTATGTTTGAACCAAAAGGTGGTAGAAAAAATACTGAAGTATCTAGTACACCAGATCTTTTACCTTTAGGTCAAAAACCAGAAGGTGAATTAAACTCATTAATTATAATGCAAAATGCATTTAATAAATTAATGAGCACAATTAAGAAGCTTACTGAAGAAAATAAAAGACTCAAAGATGCTTTAGGTATTACTGAAGTAGAAGAGCCCATGAATGCCGAGGCAGCACATGGATTAGTATTAACAAAAGACATGGAGGTCACAAATGGATCTAAATAGATGGAAGTCAGTTGCAGTTAAAAAAGAAGATTACTTATTATTAAAAAAAATATGTGAAGATAAATATAGAGCACCAGGAGCTATGATATCTAAACTAATTCATAATCATATTGAGTATGAAGCTAAGAAACAAAAAGTTTCGGTAGATAGTTTAAGAAAAAAATTATTAAACGGAGATGGAAATGATGACAGAAAACGATCTAAAAAGAGTTGATACAAGAATCAAAGCTAAGGAACTGTTTACTATAGAGCTTGACCACGCAAATAATACGTTGACCTTTATAGTGAATGGCAAGGTAATGAATGTTGTTAAAACATTTGAATCGGAATCTTTATTCGAAAAGATGTTACGAATTGCGAAATTTAAATTCTTGAAGATGAGAGATTCAACCAGGAGGGAATATATTGAAAAATAACCATATAAGATTGTCCTATAAAAAAAGTTATTGCAGGGCTATTTCAGTTTGGTAAGGTTTTCATAAATCAACTAACCATGAGGTATAAAAATGACAAATGATTATAGAGTTAAGATACTAATAAGAAACGAACGAATACTAAAACTAATTGAAGATAAAGGTTATGTTAGTGTTAGAAAATTTTGTGCGATAGAAAAAATAAGTTACCAAAGAGTTACTGAATTAATTAGTGGTAAACTAAAACCCATTAGAGCTAGTGGTGAACCATCCTTTGTATGTAAACAAGTATTGAAAGCCTTAGGAGCAGAAATTGAAGATTGTTTTACAGCTAGACAATTAAAAGGATTTAATAAGAGATCATTCGAAATTAAAGTTAAGGAACAAGATCTTAAAAAACTTATTAATCCAACTGTTAATCATGAAACCAAAATGATTGAACAAGACGCTAAAAATAATATTAGGCATGCAATTGAAATAGGACTTCAACCAAAAGAAGCTGCCATGCTTAAAATGAAATTTGGCTTTGATGATGGTAAGGAACAAACGTTAGAAGAGATAGGCCTAACTTTTGGTGTATCTCGAGAAAGAGTTAGACAGATCATTGCCAAAGCCCAGCGTAAAATGTGTCATCCAAATGTGATGAGACAAATATTAAAGTCTGGAGCAGATGAAGTCTTCGGTATAAAAAACTTACCTATTAATTTAAAAAGAATTAAAAAAGAAGATGAACGTAAGCTAGACGCTTTTATGGATATGGATGATTCTTTTTTAGAGCGATTAACTAAGAAACATTTAAACTAATGAATATTAGACTTTTAAAAATAAACGCAATGAAGCGTTTTTGTCGTTGGTTAAATACTAACAGGGTTGCTACTTATCTTTGGGATATGTTTAATCCTGTTGGTAAAATATATTTGGGCCTGGAGAGAAGACAACAAGCAGCCGATGAAAGAGATCAGTTTGTTGAAAAGAGAAGAAAGATAAGGCCCAATTGGAGATGGACCTTTGAAAGACAGAACCAATTTATAATGGCAACAAGACTTTTAGAGTTTGTAACTTTAAGACACGAGAAGAAAAAGAAAAAATAATTTTCCAAAGTCCCTTGTACCCACGACCCATATTAAATTATAATATGTACTTGCAACGTATGAAAAAATTTAATATGAATAAAACAAGCAGACACTCCGAGTGTAAAGATTGTAAAGGTTTAGGCTGGATACTTCTGAACGATAAAAAAAACTACACTCAATGTATCATCTGTAATTCTACAGGAACCACGACTCACGATTCATCAGGGATGAACCAAGAAGCTGAAAAAAGTTTATTATTTAAAATAGCGTGGGATTATATACATGGCAAAGAAAAAGGATGGTATCACTGATTTAACTAAGACTTTAGTTAGTGCTGCTAAAAAATTTAACGATAAGGAATATGGTGTACTGCAACATTTAATATTTGCTTTACTTCATGGCGTTAATTATGGCTATACTTCAATGGACCAAAGATTTTTAGATGATTCATCAGATATATATTTTCTACATAAAGATGACAAAGATAATTTTAAAAAAGTAATTAAGAAAAATAAAACTAAATATAAGGATAATGTTATAAAGTTTAGTGACTATGTAGGAGCCACATATGATGGCAGATAACTATACCAAAGCAGAAGCACAACTAGATTTTAAAGACATATCACAACACATTGCAGAAGAAAATTTGCAAGGCGCAGAAGTTACCTATTTAATAGATGACGTTTACGAACACTTTGAGGTCGCCTCTCGATTAAACTTTAAAAAATCGAAAGGCCATTACCGTGCTCTACTCAGCAGACTTATTAAAACTTATGGGCATTAAAATAGCCGCTGACATCATTGAAGAAAATCATATCTGCAATGAACAGAAGTTATGGAGACATGTAATTTTAAATGCGTTTGAAGATACCAGAGCTCTGAGTGCAGATCGTAAAGCTTCACTTCATAAAACCGATGCACATTATTGGATAGCAACCTCTAAAGATTTTGAACAGATCTGTTGGTGGGCAGGATGGGAACCCGATAATGTAAGATATAGATATTACAAAGCATTAAAGAATGGGGATATCAAATTTAAAAGAAAACATTTTCTTTGGTATGAGTATGATAAATTATTTCAGAGACTTAAAGTTGAAACTGATAATGAATTGAGACGTGAACTAAGGCGTAATATAGAAAACAAAAGAAGACAGATTATGGATGCCGATAATGTTTATGTTGATAATTTTAAAAAAGATTTAGAGATTGAAATTTAAACCTACAGTCCAGGCCTTACTCCAGACTGTAGGTAGCTTTCTCACTTAAAAAAAACTATCTTTATTATAAATAATAATTTTATTTTTTGCAAATTATTTTTAGAAAATTTAAATCCAGGCCTCTTACAATTATCGGGAAAAAAAAGAGACCTGGAACTTAACTAACATGAAGAGCTATGCAAATGATAAAAACATAACCTGCTCTAATACTAGACCTTGAGACGTGATCCGTCAAGAAAATATAGTTGTCAATGGTACAGTAACCACGAACCACGGTTCACGATCCTAGTACACTTCCTTAGAAAAAAAAAATAAAAAAAAAGTTTGTAAGGGTTTTTTTCTAGGAATCTAGGAAAAACGTTGAGATACAACACTTCTAGAGCATTTTAGACTAGGAAAACACTGGGAATTTCCTAGTTAGTTCTAGGAAAATATAATGCTTGAGGCCATTTTCTGCAAAAAAATAAAATAAAAAAAGTTTGTAAGGAAGTGTACTAGGGAAAATTTATGATATAACAGGTCAAGATGACTAAGAGAAAAAATACTTTGAAATCCACAACTGAGCTGACATTAAAACAAAAAGCATTTGTTGATATCTATGTTGCCAATTGGGGTGAGATAACTAAAACTGAAGCAGCAAGAAGAGCTGGTTACCAATCAGTTAAAAAAGAAGGACCTTCAGAGATTGCCAGCAGGCTTACTGATCCAAATAAAAATCCACATGTAGTACGTTATATGGAGATGAAGTATGCTCAAGAACTTAAAAAACATGAGGGTGATAAATTAAAAAAGTATAAAAGATTTGAAGTGCTAAGTAAAAAAGCAGAAGACAAAAAACAATTCGGTCATGCTATAAATGCAGAATATCGTAGTGGCCAAATGGCAGGATTCTTTATAGACAAGAAAGAAGTAACCCATGTTGGATTGGAGGGTATGAGTCGTGAACAACTTGAAAGTAGGCTATCTGAACTCGAAGGTAAAATCGGAGAAGCCAAAAACATCATTGACGTTACGCCAGAAGAAATTGATGGATGAAGGTAAGTTCATGACAGTGTTCAATGAAATACATAACAACCATCTCAGTACTTCAATTGGTATTGTTTCAATTTTAACTGAGGATAAAAATGGCAAATCTTGAGATCATACAACGGATTTTTCAAATCTTGAGATCATACAACGGATTTTTCAAATCTTGAGATCATACAACGGATTTTTATGAAAACAAAAAAAATAAAAAAAGGATCTAAAATTTTAAATTTTAAATTAAAAAATTTAGGAAATAATATTTTAGATTATCCATTTGTTGAAATTAAATGGGCAGATATTGAGGGAGATAGTGGTTGGTCTAATACAAAAATTTTAAAAACTTCTAAGCTACCTATTTGTGTCTCAAAGGGTTATTTATTATCGCAATCAAATGGTATTACAAGAATTTTCTCGGATTATATAGAGACTAAAGATAAGCCTACCTTTGATGATATTGGAAACACTACAATCATTCCAACTTCAGTTATTCAATCAATTAAAAAAATAAAATTATAATCATACTTGTAATAAAAATTTAAACGTATATCTCTTTTGCTATGGACAATTTTTTAGCATTTATTATCAGAACTTTAGTTTTTTACCCTATACCCACCATAATAATATTGGTTTCATTAGCTTTTTTATTATAATTTTTTATTTGACAATTTAATTTATATATCTTATTCAAGTGGGATATGAATATAAAACTAACAATTAAAAAAAGAGGTAAATAAAATGGGCTTTGATTTAACTGGATTAAATCCAAAAAATGTAAAACATAAAGAACCAAAAAGAGAAGAATTGTTTTATGAACAATCTTCAGAACAACAAGAAAAATATTTTGAAGATTTAGAAAAATATCAATCTCAATCTGGTACTTATTTTAGAAATAACTGCTGGTGGTGGAGACCTTTAGCAGAATACGTTATTAGATTTACTAAAGTTGTTTCAGACAAAGACGCAGTATCATGGGGTTTTAATGATTGCCATGAAGTATCTAAAGAAGACGCTGAAATGATTTCACAACAATTAGATCATTTAATTTCTACTAATCATACTAAGGATTATGAAGTTAGATATAAAAAACTCGTTGATGAGGCGGAAAAATATAATGCTAAAATTCAAAAACAAATTGATAAGTTAAACAACTTACCAAGAAACAAAGATTTAGCACCTGCAAATTATAATAAAAAAGATAAAGCTGAATGGGATAGACTTTACAATAAACAAAAAAGTATTGCCTCTTATCCATTTTCAGTTAAAAATGTAAAAGCGTTTTCAGATTTCTGTAAAAATTCT